GCCATTCAGGCGGAACGAGCCGCTACGCGCGGCGGCATGGGTCCGGGTGCTGGCCCAACGATGGTTTCTCCCGTTCGTGGCCCGATGGCCCCTCCCGGTGCGGGTCCGACGATGGTTTCTCCCGCTCGCAGTCCAATGGGTCCGGGCGCTGGTATGGCCGGCGCGCTTGGTGGCATGATGGGCATGAAAAAAGGCGGCAAGGTCAGCGCCTCGAAGATGAACTCGGGGGGTAAGGTTAACCTCGGGGACGCTATGAAGCAGAAGGTCGACGCCATGGGTATGAAAAAAGGTGGCAAGGTCGGTGGCCGGGGCGATGGTATCGCTACCAAGGGCAAAACCAAAGGGCGCATGTGCTGATGATTCGCGTGGGAACCAAAATCTACCCGAATACCGCTAAGGATAAGGCGCAGGCTCCGACGGAGCCTGCCAAACCTGCGGTGCGTCCGAAGTCCCACCGCAAGGAGAAACCCGATGCCAAAAAACTGGATTAAGGACGCGATCAAGAAGCCGGGCGCTCTGCGTTCGGCTCTTGGCGCAAAGAAGGGTGAACCGATTCCGGCGAAGGCCCTTGCCGCCGCGGCTAAGAAGCCGGGCAAGCTCGGCCAACGGGCTCGCTTTGCTGAAACCCTGAAGAAGATGAAGAAGGGCAAGTAGTGGGCCGCACGAACGAAGCCTTGTGGTCGCAAGCTAAGGCGCAAGCCAAGGCTAAGATGGGCGGGAAACACTCCGCCCGTGCCATGCAGCATGCCGGCAAAATCTACAAGGAGAAAGGTGGCGCATATACAGGCGAGAAGACACCTGCTCAGAAGTCGATGTCGAAGTGGACAAAAGAGGACTGGGGCACCAAAAGCGGTAAGCCCAGCACTCAAGGCCCAAAAGCCACGGGCGAGCGCTATCTGCCTAAGAAGGCGCGTGAGTCCCTGACCCCTGCCGAGTATGCGGCTACTACGAAGGCGAAGCGGCAAGGCACGAAGTCTGGGAAGCAATTCGTAGCGCAGCCGAAGAAGATCGCGGCTAAGACCGCAAAGTTTAGGGGTTAAACCATGGCTACTGTCGTACCTGATCTACCAGAACTGTTCGAGGAGGCATACGAACGTGCCGGCCTCGAGATGCGTTCGGGGTACGATTTGAAGACCATCCGCCGTAGCTTGAATATGCTGATCCTAGAGTGGCAAAACCGTGGCATCAACCTGTTCACTATCGACTCAGGTACTATTGGCCTGACTCCGGGAACGCACACCTACACCATGCCGGCAGATACGATCGACCTTCTTGAGCATCAACTGCGTACTGGCTCCGGGACTCAGCAGATCGACACCGCCCTAATGCGGGTTAGCGTCTCTACCTACGCGCAGCAGAGCAGCAAGAATGTCCTAGGACGCCCCACACAGGTCTACATCCAGCGGCTATCCACTGAGGTGAAGGTGACTGTCTGGCCGGTGCCGGACTCTACGGTGCCGTACACCCTGCTGTATTACCGCCTCAAGGGCATCGACGGTCTTGCCTCTGGTATTGGCGGCGACGTTACAAACTTCCCGCCACGCTTCGTTCCCGCTCTCGTGGCGGGCCTTGCGTTTCAGATAGCGATGAAGCGCCCGGAAGCAATCGCCCGGGCTATTCCGCTGAAGGAAGAATATGAATATCAGTTCCAGCTTGCCGCAGACGAGGACCGTGACCGCGCGTCCGTTCAGTTTGTGCCCTTTGCACCGGGAGGTTTCTGATGGGTTACTCCTCAGGTAAACACGCTTTTGGTATCTGTGACCGCACGGGGCTCCGCTATCCGCTGCACGACCTTGTCTGGGAAATCAAACGGGGTATCCGCACGGGTTCCCGTATCGGGCGCGACGTAGTTGACCCTGACCACCCCCAGAACTTCATTGGCCGGGTTAAGATCAACGACCCCCAGTCGCTGAAGAATGCGCGCCCCGATTCAAACACTGGCGCTGGGCTCTGGGGTTGGGCGCCTGTTGGTAATCCTGCTCAATATATGGTAGGGTCTGTAGGAACAGTGACTGTAACCACGGCCTGAGGGCCTTGCGATGGAGAGTATCATGGCTATGAAAAAAGCTGCTGGCGGCGTGTTGAAGATGAAGGAAGGTTCCGCGAAGGACATTCGCGAGGACAAGTCCAAAGCCAAGAAGGCCGGCATGACCATGAAGCAGTGGGAAGCCTCGTCCGCCGACGTGAAGCACGACAAGCCCACTAAGATGAAGACCGGTGGCGGCGTTGCTCGCGGTACCGGGGCAGCGACGCGCGGCAAAAACTTCTCCGGCTCGTACTGAGGTCAACCATGAACTACGCGCAGCTCGTCCAGCAAGTACAAGATTACACGGAGAACTACGAATCCTCGTTCGTAGCCAACATCCCTAATTTTGTGCAAATCTGTGAGGAAAATATCTACCGATCGGTGATGATTCCCGAGCTGCGCAAAAACGTGACCGGGACGTTGACGAACGGGAACAAGTATCTCGCTCGTCCGTCCGACTTCTTATCGGTATTCTCGCTTGCCGTTGTCGATGGGGACGGGGACTATACGTATTTGATCGACAAAGACGTGAACTTTATCCGAGAGGCGTACCCAAGCGCCTCGACCGCCGGTGTGCCTAAGTATTACGCCCAGTTTAATGGCGACAGCACCGCGTCCCCCTCTGGTAACTTGATCTTGGGCCCGACACCGAATGCGTCGTACACTGTCGAGCTGCACTACTACTATGATCCGCCGTCGATTGTTACGACGGGTACGTCATGGGTTGGCGACAACGCCGAGGCGCTGCTGCTTTATGGCACTCTTGTACAGGCGTACATCTACATGAAGGGCGACGCCGCCCTGATGGCAGATTACAAGGCACAGTATGACGACGCTCTACAGCGCCTGACCGTGATTGATTATCGTAGCAAACGCGACAGCTATCGCGATGGAGAACCGAGGTCTGAATGATGAGTGTACTTGCCGGAATGACTATATCCCCCGTCTCAGTGCAGACGACATCAAACCGGGGGTCTACCCCCGAAGAAATCGCAGCGCGCTGCGTTGACAAGATCGTCTACGTGGACCCTGACTCCGACCAAGAGGCCTTAGCCAAGGCTACGGAGCTTCAGGCCCGTATGACGGCGCTGATCGCCCACTACATCTCCGAGGCTATCAAAAGCGACCGGAGCATGGTATACCATAAGTTAGCCGCCGCAGGGCATACAAACATCGTTGAGCTTATAAGGAGCTTCTGATATGGCGTTCACGGGAAACTTCATGTGCACGAGCTTCAAAGTGGAGCTGATGAAGGCGGTGCATAACTTTACCGCATCAACTGGCAGCACCTTTAAGATCGCGTTGTACACGAACTCCGCTTCGTTTACTGCCGCGACGACGGCGTACACAACCACAAACGAGGTTGTTGGCACGGGCTATACGGCTGGCGGGAACACGCTGACCAACATCACCCCGGTTAGCAGCAGCACCACCGCCTTTGCAGACTTCGCCGATACCGTCTGGACCACAGCAACGATCACTGCGCGGGGCGCGCTGATCTATAACAGCAGCGCTGCCGGGAACCCGACCGTTGCTGTTTTGGACTTTGGTGCTGACAAGACATCGACCGCTGGTGACTTCACCATCATCTTCCCAACGGCAGACGCCTCCAACGCCATCATCCGTATCGCCTAAGGAGTAGCGCATGGTCAAGCTTGTAAACCGCGCAAAGATGACCACTGCCACCACTGGCACGGGTACAATCACGCTTGGGTCTGCGGTATCCGGATACCAAACTTTCGCGGCGGCAGGTGTTGCCAATACGAACGTGGTTCGTTACGTCATTGAAGACGGCGCGAATTGGGAGATTGGGTCAGGAACCTACACCTCGTCGGGGACTACCCTGACTCGTACCCCGACGGAAAGCTCAAGTGGCGGAGCCGCGATCACCCTAAGCGGAAACGCGGTTGTGTTTGTGTCCGCTACGGATGATGATCTTGTTCCGTATGCTACAGGTACTCCGGTTGCGGTTGCCTACGGCGGCACTGGAGTCACATCGTCCACTGGTTCTGGCGCAGTGGTTCTAGGGACTGGCCCCACGATCACCAGCGGCGTCTACAGCGGCACCGTCGGCGCGTCAAACCCATCAACTGGCGCATTCACTACGGTTGCCGCCTCTAGCACGATCAATGTTGGGGCAACAACTCAGTACGGTAAAATTTCCGCAACAACTACGGGAAGTGTTGGCACGACTTGGGCAACAACCAGCGCGATCACTGCAACAGGTACGGCCTTTGGTGGCGGTATTGGAATCATTGATGGCAGTGCTGGTTACATGATGTATTTGACAGGTTCTGGGGCTAACCTGTTTATACGTGGCGCAGCAGTAGGTAGTAGTTTGGGTGGTGGTGTTACACTAACAAACTATGCAACCGCATGGACATCTGCATCTGACGAGCGCATCAAAACCATCATTGAGCCTATCGAAGGTGCCGTAAATAAGGTGGGCCAACTTCGCACGGTCATCGGTCGATATAAGGATCAGGATGAAACACATCGTCACCCATTCCTTATCGCCCAAGACGTTCAAGCAGTCTTGCCAGAAGCTGTCTGCGTTCTCGATAATGGGGACGGTACTGATTATCTTGGCGTTGCCTATACAGAAGTAATCCCACTTCTGGCCGCGGCGATTAAGGAATTAAGTGCGGAAAACCGTGTCCTTGAAGCCCGTATAGCTGCACTTGAAGCGTAATCTGGCAGAACCGGAGTAAGTAGATGCTTGGCTTCTCACCTCTCGCCTCTACCCCACTGGGCAGTGTAACTGCGCGGTTGTATGTCGATGTGACTGGGGTTGCGGCTGTTGGTGCTGTGGGCACGGTAACTCTTAGGGGTACCGCAAACGTATCTCCGCAGGGTGTGTCTGCCACTGGTGCCGTCGGAACTGCTGTAGTCGGAATAAACGTCACGGGTGTTTCGGCCACTGGAGAAGTCGGAACTCTCTCCGCTACAGGTAAGGCAAACATCACCCCCGCAGGGGTTGCATCCACTGGCGCGATAGGAACTGTCTCTATCACGGCAGCGGCAAATGCCCTACCAGCAGGTGTCTCAGCGACAGGCGCTGTTGGCTCAGTTGTCATAAGGGCTGGCGCTAAGGCACAAGTTTCTGGGGTATCGGCTACCGGCGCGATTGGCGCCGTGGACGCCAGCGCTAAGGCAAATGTAAGGCCGACAGGTGTTTCCGCTACAGGCGTGTTTAATGGCGCTGGTGTAGTAGTATTTCTTGGCGTTGACGTAAATGTCGGCGGGGTGCAGGGACAGGGAGCCGTAGGCTCTGTTGCCGTTCGTACTGGCGTAGGCGTGTTCCCAACCGGGGTATTCGCAACCGGATATATAGGTCCGGTATTGATCTGGTCCAACATTATCCCTAACCAGAACCCGAACTATTCTGCTATTATCCCTAACCAAACCCCTACGTGGGTCAACATCGCAGCATGAGGATGACCTATGACTAGTACATATACCCCTAACCTCGGCATCCAGAAACCCGGTACCGGCGATCAGGCGGGTTCTTGGGGCAACACGGTAAACACAAACAGCGACATCCTCGACGCGGCGATCAATGGGCTCGTGACTCTAACTCTGTCGGGCACATCGTCTACGCTGACCACGACACAAGGCACCCTGTCCAACGGACAATATCATACCCTATACCTTGCAGGGTCGCCTTCGGGTACTCATACGATCACGATCGACCCTAACACAGCCGATAAGTCCTACTTTGTGTACAACACGACGGCGCAGTCGGTCATCTTCACCCAAGGGTCTGGTGGTAACGTAACGATACCGGGTGGCTGTACTGCAATTCTTCAGGCAAGTGGGGCGGGGGCCACGGCGGCAGTTCGCAATATCGCCAACGAGTTAGCGATGTCCGCGGTAAGAATAACTGGTGGTACGATCACGGGCATCACCGAGCTTGCCGTCGCAGACGGTGGCACGGGTGCTTCGACCCTTACAGGGTACGTCAAGGGGAACGGGACCGCTGCGTTAACTGCGTCCGCCACTATCCCAAGTACGGCCATTACCGGCCTAGGCACAATGGCCGCGCAGGCCGCATCCGCCGTTGCAATTACTGGCGGTACGATTACCGGCGGTACGATTACTGGCATCACCGATCTTGCCGTTGCGGACGGGGGAACCGGCGCATCTACCGGGGCGGGGGCAATCGCTAACTTTGGCCTTACCGCCTCTGTGGCGGAGCTAAACTATGTCAACGGGGTTACCAGCGCCATCCAGACGCAGCTTAACGCCAAGCAGGCGGCTCTTGGTTTTACCCCTGTCCAGCAGGGCGGCGGTGCAGGGCAGTTCGCCAACAAAATCTATCTTGGTTGGGCAGGCAGTAACCTGAAGGTTCAAATTGATAGTGCTGATCAAGGGGATGTCTTAACAGACACGAATTTCCAAACTAAACTCACTGATAAACTTGCTGGTGGAACCCTTAACGCCGTGGGGACATACGCGTTTTTGGGTGCAGACGTCACCCCCATAAACCTATCTGCCGGCAGCAACGTAGCTGGCAGCAGTCTGAGATACGCATCACTCAGGTTGGAGTACTACGCTGGCGGAACGAGCGCGGCACAATTTGAGTTCAGTTCAACGTCGCCATCTGGAACTTGGAAATTGATGGGGCAAACCTTCACTACCGCCAGAAACAACTTTACCAGTCTATTCTTGAGGGTCGCATAATGGAATATCGCAACGCAAAGCACATCGGCCAGAACCGCATTGACTGCGAAATCAACCACCCAGTCTACGGGTGGATTCCTTACACGTGCGACGGAACGGAGGACGGCGAGCAGTTTGACAACAAAGAACTCTACGCTCGCCTTGGTGCTGATCCGGCTACCGCCGCATACACCCCACCGACGCAGGACGAACTGGATGCGGTGACGGCAGAAAAGGTTCGCAGCGCGCGCAACTTCATCCTCACAACCCAAGTTGACCCTATGGTCAGCAATCCGCTCCGCTGGGCTGCACTGAGCGCAGATCAGCAGCAAGCGTGGGCAGACTATCGCATCGCCCTTCTGAATGTCCCGCAGCAGGCTGGGTTCCCTCAAACCGTCATTTGGCCTGTAGCGCCGCAGTAGGAGTTAGATCATGGACGTTCTGGAGTTTTTGATGAAGTGGGCGGTGGCTCCTGTCATCGGTGTCATGTTTGCGATGTATACCCGCCAACAGGCCCATGACACGGACATCGCCGTGCTAAAGGCCACGGCCACGGCCAACAAAGAGGCCCACGACCGTGAGTTTAAGCAGATACAAGACAGCTTCAAGGCTGTCTTCCTGAAGCTGGATGACATTGAAAGGGCACTACGCAAATGATAAACAAGGCCTCCACCGATCTGATCAAATCCTTT